GTGTATTATGTATAATCCAGGGGGAGGATGATTGATGGTAAAGATGAGAACGGTTTCGATCGGATTGATGCTGAACTTTGCAGAGGAAGACATAGAGACTTTGCGAAGTGAGTCTAAGTTTGCTAAGATGAGCCTTGGTGAGTTCGTCAGTATTGTAGTAACGGCGGTCGTTCGTAAGTATATAACACAGAATCATTGCTCCGTCGGTGAGACGATCGATTGGACGAAGATGAAGAAGGACGGGCTGTGCGAATAACCTGCCACACGATCGAAGCGTTCATCGCAAACTTGAAGATGGGAGATATTTTCGAGCACACGGTCTGGGTTGATCAAACGAAGCGGGAGATCAACGAGCAAAAATACGTCGTCAATCTGCAGGCTTCTGCTGTGCTCGTGTTTCCGAGCGGAGGGGAATCGTTGCTTCAGTACGGTGAAGACTGTGGTGCGGATCTTCTCGACGGAGATCCCGACCGGAGCGGTTCGGAGATTGCCGACGTGAAGAGGAAGAAGTTGGTCGAGTATTGCGACGACGTCGGTTTGAAAGTTCGTTCAGGGTTGGTAGACGTGTAACACGAAAGAAAGGGAGAACCAGAGATGGCGAAGCAACTGTTGTCGGAGCAGGAGGCGTTGAACGACGTGAGGGAGGCGATCAACGAGGTTTTGGGCAATCGGTGGATGATTGCCGTTTGGTGCGTCGAGGAGGCAGCAAAGGAAGGAGAACCGAATATTTTTCGGCCCGTGAAACGCATCACCTGGCGTTTTCCGTCGGAAGATTATGCTGCCGGCATCGGGAAGCTCTGTGCCACGATGTTCGAGGAAAAGAGGTCCACCACCCCGCCTCTGCCGGTACCGTTGAAGGTGGCGGACTTTCTGCGGAAGGAAGAAGAGGAAGTAGAAGGAGAAGAGAAGGGGATGGACGAACAGTTCAAGGCCAGAACGGGATTGGAAGAACGATAGAATGTTCGTAGACAAGATCAGCCTGCTTCGTCATCTGTTCGATCAATCTCGTTCAAAAGCCATCCGTATGGCGGAGCAGGCTTTTCGTGATTTGGCGAAGGTAAGGAAGAAGTTATACCAGAACATGAAGTTGCTGAAGAGAATCGAAAAGCAAGTAACGTCGAGGGCGGAACGCAACAGACGAGAATCTGAAGTGGAATCGAATCGTCTTGAACGGATATCCGAAGTGTTGCGTGAAGATATGGACGATTGGAAGCGTTCGTTGGAACAAGCCAACACGGCGATGGAAGGGCTCCGCTCGGCAAACGAGGTGTTTGCTGATATAACAGTTCCAGGACTCATCGATTCGTGCAAGGAGCTGCAAGCCTGCAGCGAAGCCAACATAGCGATGTTCCACTCCAGGCGTGCTGCGGCAACGCCCCGTTCGGTCGAGGGAGATTATTGATGTCGAGAGCACTGACGAAAGCCATCAGGCAAAGCGAGATGATCGGTGAGGCGGCCTTCGACGCCACGCTACAACGCAAGGCGGCGGGAGGTGCGATGGACTTCGTCCCTTCCGGTGCCGAGGCGGGGCTGGCCGGTTGGCAGGATCAGCAGCGGTACGCCGATCGTTACAACTTGTTTCGCGGTTGGATCTATTCGGCGATCAACGTTTTGGCGAGCGAGGGGGCGGGACAGCCGATCGTCGTCGCTCGATTGAAGGGAGCGAAGGGAGGACGTTCGCCGAAGGGGAGAAAAGCCCTCGATCTGTTGAGGATGACCAAGACGGCGAGATCGAAGACCGCGACGACGGAGCACGAGATTCTGGAGGATCATCCGTTGAAGGAATTGCTGGACAGTCCGAACACCATGCAGGACAAGTGGCAGTTCGTCTATTCGTTCATCGCCAACTTGTGCTTGACGGGGTGGTCTTTCGTCGTCGTCGGGCAACACAAGGGCAAGTTGGAGGTCTATTGCCTGCCGACGAATTGGGTGAAGCCGATCCACGAACATGGAGCGTTCTCTAAATTCGCGGTGAAAAATCCGAAGAAGGTCGGCGTGGAGCCTACGATCCTCGATCGCAGTCAGGTGGGGTTTGCACACATTCCCAATCCGAGCGATCCGTTGAGTGCCTTAGCCCCCGCAGCCGCGCAGATGATGGCGATCCGCGTGGACGATCACATTCAGACCAGTCAGGAGGCGTTCTTCCGCAACGGGATCTTTCCTTCGGTGGTCATCACGGTCGGAAAGTCTGAGTTTACGGAAAGTGGTGGAAGACCTACGTTGACGGGAGCACAGCGAAGACAGCTCTTCGGTGTGATTAGCAAAGCATGGGGAGGGGTGGCGAATCAGGGAAAACCGGCGATCGTCGATGGTTTGATCGAAAAGATAGAACGTCTTTCGGCCACCCACAACGAGATGGGTTGGCAGAGAAGCGAGGACAAGGTACGAACGAGGATCTTGAGTGCGTTCGGCGTTCATCCTTATATTCTCGGTGAACACATGCCTGGCAGCAATGCTCAAGCGTACACGATCGAGAAGCGTTTTTACAAGCGGGTCAACACGTTTCTCGATATGTTGTCCAACTTGCTGACGAACCTGCTCGGAGGGGTGGAGCAGGACGAAAAGCTGTTGATCTGGATGGAGGAGTGTCAAGCTGTCGATCCTTCACGTCGGGATAAGATGGTCTTGGCATTGCGGACGAACAACGACATCAGCCAGAACGAGGCGAGGGCCGAGGTGGGATTCCCGCCGGATGAAGATTTGAATCAAGGGGTGATTCAGTCGACGATGATGACGGGGGTCGGGCAGGTGTTGACCTTGTTGGGTGGGGGGCAGATTCAGCGTGCTCAGGCCCAAGCGACCTTGGAGTTAATGGGAATTCCAGAGGACGGGGCCGCGAAGGTTTCCGGCAAGGGATTGCCTGAACCAGAACTTCCGCCTCCGCCCGAACCTCCGAAGCCCCCCGCTGGCGAGGAAAAGCCCGAGAAGCCGGAAGAGGAGGAAGAGGCCGAAGCGGTCGAAGAGTTGAGACGGGCCAACCTGTTGTTGAAAAAGGTGATGGAACCGAGACGGGTGGCGGACGAGATATTGGAGAGCGTCGGATGTTGTTGATCGAACCTCCCTTGCAATCCCGAAGGTACGTCGTCTTGGCCCTCCGAGCGACGGCGTCGACCGTTCACCGCAAGCGTCGGATTGAGCAGGCGAGGAACTTGAAGCTCGTTCACAAGGCCGTCGCCATCCGTCAGTTCGCCGATGCCGAGAAAGAGGTGACGAAGGCTCTCGTGCCGTTCTTCGTCGAGCAGGGTGAGTCGATCGTGAGCAGGCTGGAGAAAACATCTTCCACCTCGTCTGCCCGAGCTTTGATCAAAAAGGTGTTCGATCCGAAGGCGTGGAAGGAGGAGTTGACGAACCGGTTGCTGCCCGTGTTGGCTCGGAAGATGGCGGAGGCAGGCGTGGCTCACCTGATGGCGTTGGGCATCGACGTCAGAAAAAAGAAGAAAAAGACCAAAACTACTACCGCGGCCGACTGGGCGGAAGAGAACGAAGCCGACTGGGAGTCGCTGGTCGAGGCGTTTCGAGCTTCGGGTCTGCCGATGGGCATCCTGAACGAGATTCCCGACTGGATGCAAGAGAGCATAGCGGAGAGACTTAGCGAGAGCTTCGGGGAAGACTACTGGGATTCGATCAGCGTGACGACGCAGGGCAACGCGGAGACGGTCCTTCGTCGAGGATTGGAACAGGGCGAGTCGATCGACGAGATGGCACAGAAGTTGAGGAGTTATTTTCTCGATCCCGACGAGACCGGGTTTTCGAGATACGCTCGTGCCAGGTCGGAGAACATAGCGAGAACGGAGAGTGGCAACGCTTTGAACGGAGCTCGCAAGGATTCGGTGGCTCGGTTGCAACGAGAGCTGGGTCCGAAGGTTCCGATGAAACAGACTTGGTTGAGCGTGCTCGGCAATACGACCCGGGCTGCTCATGCCGATCTCGACGGAGTGCCGGAGAACAAAAACGGAATGTGGAATTTGGCGGGGTATATGATTCCCTGGCCGGCTCATATCAGCCTGCCTGCTGGACAACGTTGTAACTGCATGTGCACAGTTTCCATCGAGTTCGGAATGGACGAAGGTCGGGCTCAGGAGTTGATCGAAGAGTATTGGGAAAGGGAAGGGGAATGAGTTGATGCGTCCGACTCCTGAATACGAGCCCACTCCCGAGCAGATTCAAAAAGCGAAGGCAAAGGTGCAATTAGGGTGGACTGAGTCGACCCGCCGTAGCAGAGCCGGCGAGAGTAAACTGTCGAGGGAGTCAGGATTGAACACGTTCCGCATGCCTCGGGTGATCAAGTTGTTCCCGGACGAGAGGGAGTTCGTGCGGAACATGGAAAGCGTGTCCGGCGTTGCTGTGAGAGAATGAGGAACGATCGTCATGCCTGATTCCATAGATACTGTTCTCTCTGTCGTAAAAAAGAGGACTCTCGTCAAACTCACCAGAAGAGTGAAACGCAACCAACTCTGTCCCTGCGGATCGGGCAGGAAGTTCAAGCGTTGTTGCCTGAAGAGGTTGAAATGAACAAAAGAAACGGACGGGCCAAAATCATCCACACCGATCGATTCGTGCCGAGCAGTCTGGATTGTCGTGCTTTGGCGGTGGCGATAGAAGAGCGGTTTTTGATCGTCTGCGAGTTGTACGGGCGGCAGTCGGGTGGAGAGGACATGCCGATTCCGAAGTGGATGGAGGCACATTTGGTGCGTTGGCGGATGGTGGTGGTCAGACACCGAAAGGGAGATCATCGGCACACGGAATCGGAATGGCAATCGATGAAGGAGATGGCACAGTTCACTGTGGACGTGATCTGTCGGTTGAGGGGACAGGAGCCGAAACGGTTGGTTTGGGCGGAGTAGGACCATGCAGACGAAGATGCCGAAGATCGCGAACATCGACCTGTCGAGGGTCAGATTCTTTCCCGGCGATCGTTTGATCGTTCGGGTTTGTTCCGATCTGACCGACAGACAGAGGGGAAGGTTGTTGGAGACGGTGCGAAAGTTTGCAGGATGCAACGTGGAGATATTGCTCGTGGATACGAGAAAGTTTGACGTTGAGGTGGAAAAAGCATGCCAGAGGCAATCGCTCAAATATTGAACAACGACAAATCGCTGAAAGAATTCGTCGCTGCCATGCACGACTTCAATCAAGCGTTTTGCGACGCGATAGCGGACGGAGTGGACTTCACCATCAAGCTCGAAGTCCGCGGCAATCTCGGCCAGATGTTGCATGCGAGGGTTCTCGGCGACAGGTGGAGAAGGCCAGCGGGGGTAGAGAAGAGGGTAGAGAAGAGACAGAGAAGTTTGGGAATTCACGCGAAAAATTCCTGAGATTTTCCAGATTCCCCTTTAGGAATCGCGGGGAACCCTGTACAATCAAAGGGTAGAGTCAACCAAACGTCCAGGCGTTTCGGAAAGCGAAAGCCGCGGCGTATGAGTCCTTCGGTGCAAGGGCTTGTATCCCGCGGCTTTTCTTTTTGGGAGAAACAAGATGTCGTTGAATGTTACGTTTGATCTGGGCCGGCCGAGCGGCTTGATGAGCCGCACGCTGACGATCACCAGGATGACGAGGGCGGGAGACGTGCCTCCGATCGCCCCTCAGTACAGTGCCAACGCCGGGGCGGCCGCCACGATGGTGACGGTTTCCCTGCCGGTCAACACGATGTGGGTGGCATCGCTGCGAGACGTTCTTTTGAACGGGACGATAAACACTCCCGATTCGGTGTTGAGGTTCCATACGGGAGCGGCGTTCTTCCCCGGCACCGCTCCGGCGATGAACGACGAGAGGTTGAGAATCTTGTCGATGGAGGAGCAGTCGAGCAGTTCTTCGTCGAGCAGTGCGAGCAGCGAGAGCAGCTCTTCGTGGTCGAGCCATTCGGTCAGCTCCAGCAGCTCTAGCAGCAGTTCTTCAAGCAGCAGTTCTTCAAGCAGCAGTTCGTCCGGAACTTCAAGCAGTTCTTCTGGGACGTCCAGCTCTTCCGGAACGTCGAGTTCTTCCGGGACGTCGTCCAGCTCTTCCGGAACGTCGAGCAGCTCCAGCAGTGTGACGAGTTCGAGTTCCTCAGTAACATCTTCCAGTAGCTCGGCTACGTCCAGCTCTAGCAGTTCTTCTGGGACGTCCAGCTCTTCCGGAACGTCGAGTTCTTCCGGGACGTCGTCCAGCTCTTCCGGAACGTCGAGCAGCTCTAGCAGTGTTACAAGCTCTAGCAGCTCTTCATCGAGTAGCGGGACGAGCAGCTCTAGCAGTTCGGTGTCGAACAGTTCGCAATCGACAAGTTCCAGTAGTGGAACATCAAGCAGCTCTATATCAAGTAGCTCTAGCAGCGCGACCAGCTCTAGCAGCGTGAGTTCGAGCAGCTCTAGTAGTTCGTCTAGCTCACAGAGTTCTGTGAGCAGCTCTTCGTGGTCGTCTCAATCAACTGTGGGACAGACGTAGCACGATGGGAAGTCTCGTAGAAAGATGGAATCGACACGTTCGGCGGCCTAGACCCGCTGTCCCTGACAGCATACAGTTAGGCGACGAAACTTTCACCTTTATTCCTGGCAAGAGCCAAGGGAGAAAAGTTCAAATGACAGACACTTCGATAGCGATGAACCGACACGCGATCGTGGATCTCGTGCTTTACGCTCCGGTGGAAAAGGCCGAGATATTGTTCCAGCAGTTGTGGGCAACGGTCAAGCGTCTTCGTTTGATGCGTGCTGCTGCGAGGTCTCGAAAGGCGGCTGATGGCGGAGCGTTCAAGGTTCCTCCAGTCGGCATCGGAGGCTGGCCTTGTCTGCACGACGTGATGCGATGGCTGGACAGCCTGAAGAAAGGGACGAAGCATGCGGACGACGTGAAGTTCCTGCTTCGGTTGTTCAACACCTGCCACGGCCGCGTTCGTCCTGCGGTGATCGAGGAATTGGAAAAGGGAGCTAGTCACTGATGTCGTCTTTCATTGGCTATCAACGGGTTGCTGCGGTGCCGGGGGGACCGCTAACTGCCGCCGCTCTGACCATTCCCCAAGCAGTTGCACGGGTCCAGTTGCAGGCCGACACCGGCAACATTCGATATACGTTGTCCGGTGCTCCTCCGGCACCGACCGCCCTCGTCGGGATGCTGCTTGTTGCCGACGCCCTTCCGATATGGGTCGAGCGGGAGGATTTGGCGAACATTCAGTTCATCTCGGTCGCCGGTGTCGTTGGTCTCAGCCTTCATTACTATGGCACTACTTTGTAAGAAGGAATGGTTTGATGCCGAATCCAAAACCCAACGAGAGCCGCGACGATTTCGTGACTCGATGCGTTCCTGTCGTCTTGGACGATGAGTCGGCGGAGGATCAGGATCAGGCCGTTGCCATGTGCAACAGCATCTGGAAGCAGAGCAAGAAGGAGCAAGAGACTCGGAACGGCGAGCTGTTGTCGATGGTGCGTTCTCGCTGCGAAAAGCAGACGGAGTTCAACTACGGCATCTTGACCGCCGACCGCTACGTCAAGACTCTGCTCGACGTCGTGGGAGTGCAGAGTTGTTATCGGCACATGAGCCGAGCGGCCAAGGGCAACTGGGTGTCGTTCGACGACGTCGTTCAAAAGGCCGCCAAGACATTGGCATATTGCAATCCTGAAATGACGGTGAAGGCCAAGCAGAAGGAAGTGAAACTGCCCGACGGAGTGGAGCGACCGAAGAACACCCTGATGATGTTCCGTCACGTCTTGACCACCAGCACGAAGGACAGGGACGGGGACATTCTCCGGACGAAGGGGGCAAAGGTCGATCCCAAGATGCTGATGCTTTGGCAGCACGTTCACACTCTTCCGATCGGCAAGATGTTGGCATTGGCCGAGGAATATTGTACGGATTCTATGATGCAGCTTTACAGTTGTATCATAGACATGAACGAGCTTTGTCATGATAGTGCTGTGATGATCGACAACGACATGGGACGGTTCAGCCACGGTTTTCGAGCCCTCGACTTTCTGGAGATCAAGGAGGGGGACCGAGAGCAAACAGGTGGCTTCGACGTCAAGTCGTTCGAGATCTTGGAGGAATCGCTTGTTACTGTGCCCGCCAATCCCGACGCCGAAACGCAAGAGGTGATCCTCTCGCTTGTTGAGAAGGGCAAGCTGACGAGCGGATTGATGAAAGACTACGGGGCCGGAATCCGTGGGCATCGAACGTTGTCGGTGCCCGTCGAACTGGACGTGAAACTTTTGGTCAACGGCCTGGAGGTGAAGAGCGATGCAGACGAGTCCAGAGACAAAGCGAGAGACGGAGAAGGAATCGGCTCCGGTTCACCAGAAGAAACCAAGGATGTTCAAGACGAAGGACGGGAGAAAGAAGCCGAGGGTAAGGAAGTGAAATCTTCAGAGGCGGCGGTGACCGTCGGAAGACCGACGTACACGGGGGATTTGAGCGGCTCTTGGGAATGGACGGGACAGACTTTAAGGATGAAGGCGACGCCTTACCTACTCGGCATGGGGATCGGAGTGGGTGAAAATGATTGGGTGAATGTTGTCGGGACGTTCAAGGATCATGCGATCATTTGCGTCGAACGAAGGGGGCAATATGAATACTACAAAGCGGATTGGACCATGATCAAGGGACAACCGGAGTTCAGAGGAGAACCAAAAAAGGTTGTGATCGAAACGACGACGGAGATCGTCGAGAAGATGATGGCCTTGAAAATCGAGGGAGAAAAAAAGAAGCAACTCGTCGACGACGACGAGTCGGGCGGTTCGGAGGCCGTTCCCGCGAAGCCGGGTTCCGACGAAGATGACAAGCCCAAGATGGCCTGTCCCGAGTGTGATTACGTTGGTCCGGGCAAGGATGGGAAATGTCCGAAGTGCGGAGCAAAGCTTGTGATCAAGAAAGACCATGCGTCGACGAAGGCAGGACGGGTGTTGAACAAGGCGAACGAATCGAAGATCCGCGAGGCCATCGACGATCTTGCCGACGCAAGCAAGATGGACGGAGTGAGCCGTGCATGCAAAGCCCTCATCGGACAGGCCCGCCGGGGACTGTCGGAGGTGCTTGCTTCGTTGGGAGTCGAGCAGGTGGCTCCAAAACATTTTGGTGTGAAGGAGGCGATCGCTGTTGTGCTCGCTGAAGGAAGAGAAAAGGAGTTGAAGGTGTTGAAGTCAATGCTGGAGGCTTTCGAAGAAGGCCGAAGGCGTGACGATATCGTGAAGCAGTTCGACGAACTGTTAAGTTAGCAAAAAATACTCCATTTCGTGGGAGAAACCAAATGTTAAAAATCACGAAAGCATTGCAGGATTGGCTCGTTGCCAATCGAGAGATCGAAGAGGATGCGACCGAAGAGGAGTTTCGGTCAGAGGCAGGGAAGGCCATGGCAGAGGGAACACTGGACGCGAACAAGTTCCTCAAGCTGACGACGGACGAAAAGGTGTCGGAGGCCAACGGATTCGCCAAGAAGCTGGACGAAATGACGATCAGCATCACCGATCTGACCAAGGCTCTGATGCCCAAGGAAGAGGAAAAGAAGAAGGAGGCCGAGGACGAAAAGAAGGTCGAGACCGAGACCAAGGAGAAGCATGGCGAATTGAAGGACGTGTCGAAGATGATCGCCGAGAACGGAGGCACACCGACCGAGACCGACGGCTCTCCGCCGCGGATGAAGTCGGTGAAGGACATCTTCAGCACGACCAAGTCGGCCGCTGTCTATCCAGATGCGACCCATTACGGCAGTCCGCATCCCTTGGCGGGCAAACCGGTGATGGTCGACAACAAGCCCCTCGATTCGGCGAGCGACTTGGACAAGGCCCTGGCCGGCTCGTGGATGAAGTTCATCCTCGCGTCGTGCACGCCGAGAGTCGCCGGTTCTCCCCATCGTGCCTGGGAGTTGCTGCCGGAGATCGACAAGCAGCTGCTCACCCACCTTTGCACGGACGGGATGTGGGATGCCACGGAGAAGGAAGGCAAACCCGAGATGGTCAAGGGATACCGCGGTGGAACCAAGCAACTGATCGACGACGTGCTCTCCGGCGGTTTCGAGGCTGCTCCGATCGTGTTCGACAGTCAGGTCATCGAGACTCCTCAATTGTTTTCCGAGCTGTATCCGTTCGTCAACGAGGTTGTTCTCCCCAGAGGACGCCGGGTCGAGGCCGTCTCCATCGGAACGGTCACCGTCGGTTGGGGCGGGGTGGACGCCGCGAACATCGCCTTGTTCGTCACGGCCGGATATGTCGCCGCCTTCGACACGACGATCTATCGATGTGAAGGAGGGATCGTGATCGGCCTCGATTTCATGGAAGACACGCCGATCAACTTCGGAGCCACGATCACTCGTCAGTACGGCGAGTCGCTTCTGGTTTCGTTGGACGATTGCATCGCGACCGGCAACGGCGTGAACCAGCCTCAAGGCATCATGAACGCCGCGGGAGTGACCGTCGTCGCCTTCGGCGGAGCCACGACGCTTGGTGCCTACGAGACGTTGGAGTTCGGCATCCACAAGCGGGAGCTCAAGGGAAACGTGAAGAATTCCTTCGTCTACTGCGGAACGGACACGAGCTACAGCCGGGCACGAGGCTTGAACGTCACCGCCGCGGATCAACGCCGGCTGGGCGGGGGCGAGGCCAACCAAGGCGATTATCGGTCGTACAGATGGATGGGACGGCCGTACAAGATCAACGAGTCGTTGGCGAACACTCAGATCTTTGCCGCCGTTCTCGCCAAGTACCGGATGTACAGACGGAAGGGATTCACGGTGCGGACGACCACCGAGGGACAAACGTTGACTCGGTTGAACGAAATGCTCATCACGTTCACCGCCCGCTACGGCGGTCAGTTGGAGCGTGGTGCGGCAGCGGCGATCACGAACACCGCCCCTGCGTAGTTGTTTGCGGGTAGCGATCTACCCCCTGGCATCCCTCGCCGGAGGTTTTGGTTCTTCGGCCTCCGGCGAGGGTCTAAACCCTTTCAATCGAAGAACCGCCGTAAAAATGCTGGGGAGAAAATCGAATGAGCACAGCAACGAAGAAGGTGGCATCGGTGATGCCGTTTGCGATCGAAGCACGGACGCCCCGCAATCAAGACATTTCAATCCAATGCTTGGACAGACTTCGTCTGCGGGGAGCGGTCAGAGCGTCGGTCGAAGTCTTCGACAATCAAAGGAGTGAAGAGGAGTGGGACGAGGATGAGGAAGAGGGAAAGGCCACCCGTCCCGTTTCGGCCAAGATCATCGACGGGGTGGGAGAGTTGCCCGGAATGCTTTTGCACGTCAATCCCGCCACCGGTGAATGGAGGATGGTCGATCCTCTCTACAAGAAAGAAAACGCGTTGGAGCGGATTCGCAAGGCGATGAAGCGTGTTTCGGGCATGAACGTGGTCGACCAGCGGCTCAAGGGAATGAAGCCCCGAAGCGGCAAGGTGGACGAGCACAGGATGAAAACCCTCTGCCGCGAACTGCTTTGCTTCATCGAGGCAGACGAGGCCCGGGTGGTAAAAGGTTTGAAACCCTCGCGTGAAGACATCGACGAGCTGCCCGGCCGCTATCTGCTGAACTGGTCGGACTTGGGCAAGTGGCGGCAGCCGAAGTTTGAGGACCAGTACGACGAGTGGGAGAGAGACGTGAACAAACTCACCCAAATGGATGGTTGATGGCCCTGCCCACCGCATTTCCGCAGGCCCCTGCCGGAGGGAACGTAAACTTTCCTTCGCCGAGAGACGCCGTCGATGCCGCCCGTCAGAGGAGGGTGGGGCGTGCGGCCGAGCGGGAAGTAAAGATCAAATGGTTCATTGAGGAAGTCAGCAGCAAGATGGCGATGGGGATGCGGCAGAGGGTTTCTCTGGCAACCCATCTGCTCAAGGATCGGGTGGTGCGAAACATTTCCACGCCGGTCCTCAAGGGCGTTGGACCGAGGGGAGGAAGAGTGGTGACGGGACGGAGCGTGGCGGGCGAGTTTCCTCACGCAGAGACTTTGCAATTGCAAAGGACAATTTTCGAGGAGGTGCAGGAAACGAGTCCGAGTGTATACGACGGTTTTGTTGGTACACCGCTCTCGTACGGCTTGATTCTTGAAACCAAGATGAATCGAAGTTTTCTTGTCCGGACACTCTATGAGGTTTCTGGTGACATTAGACGGATTCTTTCAGGGCCTATTAAGTAGTGGGTATATACTGATGGGTTGTATTTATCTATTTACGAATAGGATGAATGGAAAACAGTATGTGGGGAAAACGAAGTGGGACTTGATGAAGCGGGATCATGCTGCTGAGGTTCGTGGAGGCAGTCAAAGATTATTTATTCGTGCTTTAAGAAAGTATGGGATGGGACTATTCGATTCAAGCGTGTTGTTTGAAAGCGAAGATGAACAGTTGCTTTTTAAGGCAGAAAGAGAAGCGATTCAGTATTTAGAGACAAAGCATCCGAATGGATATAATTTGACAGACGGTGGGGAAGGTTCATCTGGATACATATTTACTGAAGAGGATAGGCAAAAAGTCAGCAAGGGATTGAAAGGGAAAAGAAAATCAGAATCGCATCGGGAGAGTATGAGAAGAGCATGGAGAAAGCGAGTAAGAGGACAAAAGAGAAAGCCATTGTCACAACAGACAAAGGAGAGGATTAGTAATGCTCTTCTTGGGAATAAGAATGGTCTTAGAAATCAAGGGCCATTAGGCAAGACCCCTTGGAACAAAGGCAAAACGTTTTCGGAGGAATCTAGAAGGAAAATGAGTGAATCTCATAAGGGGAAGAGGCTGTCAGCAGAAACGAAAGCAAAGTTGAGTAAGGCTTTGAAGGGACGGGTGTTCACTGAAGAACATAAGGCAAAGCTTAGTTTATCCCAGATAGGAAACAAAAAGAGATTAGGGAAGAAGAATTCACCAGAGCACAATGCGAAGATCGGTAAGGGCAACAAGGGAAAGATACGTTCCATTGAGACCAGGGAGAAGATCAGTCAAACGTTGAAAAAGTGTCATGCTGATCAGATACTTGGGTTAAAAATGCAGGAGGCTGCTTGATGACCATAGCATCGGCAGACTTGGCACAGGCTTTGAATCTAGTTTGGGATGCCTCGACTCTCGACGCAACGTTCCAGGCGTTGTGGGGAGCATCGGTCGTCGTTGCCGAATTCCCCGTTTTGCACGACAGTCTTGCCGGCGGCGAGCAGCCGTTTCCTTATTGCATCATCGAGATGCTTGCCGGAACGACGGCCGTCAGGATGTCGAAGGGTGTTTCGGATCTGTGGGAGGTCCGAGACGTTCCTGTCAACTTTCGTGTGCATGCCACGGATGTGGAGGGAGATGCACGATCGGCGAAGGAAATAGCTGCCGATATGGTGGAAGAGATTATGAAGGTGTTCGGTGGACATCCGACCGTCGCTCCGACGGCCTTGGTGTTGGACAACGGGAATCACTTGGTCACCGTCTATCAGAATGATTTTTCGGTGCGTGAAGCAGAAGATCATTTTCAGTGGATGGTTTCATACTTGGCTAAAATCGACGTGCCCGTCATGGTGGCGTAGCAGGGAGAACAATACGATGGTCCGTGAAATGTCTTCGTTGAGTGTTTCGTTTAGAATGCTCGGCACGCTCACCAACGTGTTGGACGACGGTTCGGGGCCTCCCGTTCAGCACCCGAGCTTCAACTACTCGATGACGGGCAATTCTCTCCAAAACGGAATCAACACCAGTCAGGCCAATCGTGGTTGGCAGAGCAAAAACCGGGAGTTGGCGGGAGGTGGTACTGAAACGTTAGATTTGTACGACATGGCGGCTTTGGATATCGGAGCGGGAGCGGGACTCGACGGTGTTGGGCAGGCAGTCATTTACGAAGAACTCGTCGGCATCGTTGTCGTCAACGAGAACGCCGTTGATGCGGCTGGAGCGTTGGAAGTTGAGTCGGCGGTTGGTGCCGGATGGAATGCCGTTGGGAATCACACCGTTGCGAACGACGGGGCTCTTTACGGTCAAGGGGTGTTGATCAAATTTCAGCCGGACAGTCGGGGATTGGACGTCGTTGATGGTGCCTCTCATCGATTGAGATTCACGGCGAACGGCGGGGACGTTACGTATTCGCTTTATTTGTTGGCACGGCACGACGACGAGGAATCGAGTTCCAGCTCCAGCAGTTCTTCGTCTAGCAGTTCTTCGTCCAGTTCCTTAAGCAGCCTCAGCAGTTCTTCGTCGAGCAGTTCTTCGTCGAGCAGCGTGTCGTCTGTCAGTTCGAGCAGCTCCAGTTCCAGCTCGTCCGGGACGTCGTCTAGCTCTTCTGGAACGTCAAGTAGTTCGGCGACATCGAGCAGTTCTTCTGGAACGTCGAGTTCTTCTGGAACGTCTAGCTCTTCTGGAACGTCGAGTTCCAGTTCTTCGTCGAGCAGCTCGTCCGCGACATCGAGTAGTTCCTCGGTGACGTCTTCCAGTAGCTCGGCGACATCGTCTAGCTCGTCCGCTACGTCCAGTAGTTCTTCTGGAACGTCCAGCTCTTCGGTGACGTCCAGCTCATGGTCTTCGTAATGAAAAAATCCTCGTCGAAAGGAGAATAAAACGTGTCATCAGAAAACACACTCACCGGACGCCTCGGCCGATTTGTTGTGGGAACGGATTTGGTGGCAAGAGCCACTCAGTGGCAGGTGACCAGCACGCTCGCCACCAAGAGCGAGTGGGGCGATTCAGATTCCGGGGGTTACACGAACCGTGCCGCCGGACGAAGAGACGCGACGTTCACGGCCGAGGGAAAGTACGACACGAGCGACGAGGTCTTCGATTTGTTTCAGCCGGAGGACATCGCCATCGCCGTGCTTTGGATGAACATCACGACTCTCTATTGGGACTTCCCGCGGGCGATGAATGACAACTTCCAGTTGACCGTGAACATCGACAGTCAAGAGGTCATCGGATGGACTTCGGCGTGGGGAGCAGACGGTCCGTTTTATCGTCCCGGTGATCCACTCGCGACTCCCCGCGTTTTACCTTAGTGGATGAAAGACGTTTTATGGGCTGTATTTATCTTGTTAGGAACAAGGTGAATGGGAAGGGGTACGTAGGGCAGACTGTCGGTAATCTGCCTAAGCGTCGACGTGAACATTTGTGTGAAGCCGGGCGTGGTAGCAAATGTCCTATTCATGCTGCAATTCGGAAGTATGGAAAGGAATCTTTCTCTTGGAAAACCATAATGGAATGTGATGATGAGGATGATTTGAATGAATCAGAGATTGTTTCAATTAAGGCATTGAGAACTTTGGCTCCTGATGGATATAATTTGGAAGAGGGTGGCAACAATGCAAGGACATCAGAAGAGACGAAGCAAAAGATGAGGGAGGCCAAGCTTGGGTGGAAGCCTACAGTAAAATCGAAAGAGAAGAACCGGCAGGCTCACTTAGGAAGGAAACTTTCAGAAGAACATAAGCGGAAGATAAGCGAAGCGTTGAAAGGAAGTCAAAAGCACAAAGAGTCCTGTCAGGGAAGGAAACTTTCAGAAGAACATAAGCGTAAGATAAGTGAAGGACACAAAAAGAGTACGCTCTCAAGGGAGAACATCCGCAGGGTTAGCGAATCCAACAGGGGTAGAAAGCGATCACTGAAGACAAGAAAGAAAATGAGGATAGCCCAGTTGAGACGTTGTATTCAAGAATTGGAAGATCAAATCCTTACGGAGTCATGTAAAGAAGAAAGCTGATGACCGCCCCAATGATTCCGCCGGATTCCCAGTGTCGTACTTGGGCAATGCAATGTGCGATCACGTACCGATGCAACTCGGCCTGCAAATGGTGCGTTCAGCACTTGGACGTTATAAATTGGAACCACGTAAAAACTGACATCACCGTGAGAGAGATCGAAGTTGCCGCTCATCTCCTCAAGCTTTACGGGATCAGGATCGGGA